GCGCCCTGCCCCAATTGCGGCAAGGGGTTCGTCATTCACCGCCGCCAGCACCGTTATGATCGCGAGACGCCCGAGAACGCATGGATCGAATGCCCTGAGAGCGAGTGTCGAATCTCCGACGCCGAACGCATGGAGATGATTAGGAACGGCAGATGGCAGGCGACACGGCCATTTAACGGCATCGCAGGCTTCCATGGTAGCCGCATGATGTCACCGCATCCGCCTCAAAAAGGATTCGCGAGTCACCTCCACTGGGCTGCGGTCGAGGAGCTAAAGATCGAAGCGGCAGACAATCGTGAAAAGGCCAAGCGGGTCTTGATTAACACGTTCGACGCCGAAACGTATCAAGCGCCCGAGGAGGAAAAGCCGGATCCTGTCGGTCTTGCGCAGGAGGCTTACGATTATCTGGAGCGAGTCACGGAAAACCAGCTCAAGATTCCTGCCGGCGTGCTGGTCGTCACTGGCGGCTGCGACGTTCAAGGCGACCGTCTCGAGTTTGAATTCGTCGGCCACGGTTGCAATGGTCAAACTTGGGGACTCGGCTACCATGTTCTCAGCGGCTCAACCATGGAGCCGGAAGTGTGGCAAAAGCTCGATGCGCTGCTTCAATCTGAGTTCCTGCACCCGTGCGGCAAGGTTCTGCGCGTTGCTTCGGTGTTTATCGACTCGAAATATCGGCAGGCCCAGGTGCTTTCGTTCACAGTTCCACGGCAGGCGCGAGGCGTCTTTGCAATCTTTGGTTCATCCGTCCTTGGAAAGCCTATCGTTTCTCCACCGAAGCGGGAGAAGCGGGGGACGTTTCACGAGATCGGCACACACGAATGCAAGAGCATGATCTACCAAAACGCGGCGCTGCGATACGACAAGCGAAGCTCTGAGTTTCCGCACAATTACATGCACTTCCCGAGCGGACATGGCTATACTGTCGAGTATTTCCAGCGGCTTTTGATTGAGGAAGTCACGCTGAAGAAGGGTCAAGACGGCAGCTTCTACGAGTTCTTCGATAAAAAGGACAAGCGCGACCGCAATGAGCCGCTCGACGTTCGCGTTTATAACATCGCCGCTGCGAAAAAACTGGACATTGCCTTCGGGAAAATTGCCAAAAAGTATGCCGAATATGCGGCTAAAAACGAGCCAGATCGAGGTAAAGAGCGCGAATATAAGCTAGATTTCGTAGCCGATTAACCAAAAGCGCCTTGAAATCGGGCTTTGTTTTGTTGATGCATCGGAATGGCCTCCCTTCCCTCTCGCGCTTTCTGCGGCGAATCTATCGAGTTCTCCGCCACTGTATCGTCAGGCGCTACAGGCTCCGCGCATTTCCGCAGCATCGACACGGGCGAGGTCGTGACCGTTGCTCTGTCAGTCTCAGGGACGATGGCGACGGCGACCTATGCGCCGGAAAAGACCGCAAACCTGCCGGCAGGAATCTATGTCGTTGCCCTGACCCTCGAGGTGGCCGGGATTCGGTCTGTCGAGTCCATTGGCAACATCACGCTGCAAGCGCCTCCAGATCGCGCCCCGCTGCCGAGTCATGCTCGAAAGATGGTTAAAGCTTTGGAAGCTCACCTGGAAGGGCGAATCTCTGACGACGAAGGCCGAGGGCTTGAAACCTACACTGTTGGCGGCGTGCCGATCACCAAGATTTCCTTGATGGATGCTCGCGAGCTTTTGACCAAATACCGCCGCGACCTCGACACTGAGATTGCCAAGGCTCGCGCAGATGCTGGCCTGTCTAATGGTCGAACCATTTACTCCCGCTTTGAATGAAACCACTCCTTTACGGTCCCAACAACAAGCCCATCCGCACGCGCAATTTTGACGCGGCGAAAGGCACTCGCTACACTAACGACTGGGTCGCCGGGACAGGGCCAGCGGACAACGCGATCAAGCAGGACGCTAAGTCCTTGCGCGACCGTGCGCGGGATTCTGAGCGAAACGATGGCTACATCGAGGGCGCGTTGATGGCCTTGGAGTCCAACGTGATCGGCCAGCACGGCATCCGCATGAAATCGCTCGCCCGTCGAGCAGATGCGCGGAGTAAAAAGGGGCTTTCCAACAGCGCAGACAACGATGCGCGGTCCAAGGTTGAGATGGCATGGGAGGATTTCTCTAGGCGTGGGAATTTCGATGTCACGCGCCAGTTTTCGAGGGCGGCTTTTGAGCGTCTCGCGCTCCGGTCTGCGGTTCGCGATGGCGGTTTTTTGACGAGGACCGTCGATGGCTTTCCTAAAAACGAGTTTCGCTTTGCCGCGCAGGGGATCGAGATCGACGCGTTGGATCCGCACCACCGGAATGATGCCGCCCGTATTTACATGGGCGTCGAGTTTGACGAATGGGACGAGCCGGTGAAATACCACCTGCGGAAAATGGACCCGCAAAGCGGCAGGTACACGCGCGAGACGTTTCAAGTGCCGGGAGAGAACATGATCCATACGTTCTTGGCTCGACGCATCAACCAGAGTCAGGGCTATTCTTGGCTCGCCAACGCCCTCCTTCGACTTCGGCATCTTGCGAAGTTTGAAGAGGCCGAGGTCATCGCCGCCCGTATCAGCGCAAACAAGCTAGGCTTTTTCAAGCAGACCGGAGAAGCCCAGTATACCGGCGACGAGGACGACGACGGCAAAGCCATTGCGCCTTCAGCACCAGGAACGTTTGAGACGTTGCCGCATGGCGTCGAGGCCCAGATGATTGATCCGGCACATCCGAATAGTGCGATGCCTGATTTCCGCAAGGCTATCCTGCGCGGAGTCAGCCCCGGCATCTACGTCAACTACAACACATGGGCGCAGGACTTGGAGGGCGTGTCTTATTCTAGCATTAGACAGGGCGTCCTGTCCGAGCGGGACATTTACAAGATCCTTCACTCTTGGTTCATCGACACTTTCGAGATTCCGCTTTTTGAGCGTTGGCTGCGCATGGCGCTGATGATGGGGAAAATCGAAGGTTATACGCTCCTCGATTTCGACCGCCTCTCTCACGTTGAGTTTTCCGGCAGGACTTGGACATGGGTCGATCCGGTTGGCGATATTGAGGCCATTGAGCGGGAAATCGCTCTGTCTCTTAATTCCCGCGAACGTGCGGCGAAGGACAGAGGCTTGAACATCGACAAGATCATCGCTGAGAACGAGGCGGACAATGCCAAGCTGGAAGCGGCTGGGCTTCCGACGGCAATTGGAAAGCAGGTTTTGCCTCCCGGTAACGCTTAAAACTCGCCCCAGCATTTGCGCGGCACGGAGGAAATAACGGACAAGCAATCCTCCTTTTCCGCCTCGTTCATCTTCGACTTTTTCACGATGGCCGCAATCTCGTCAAAAAGGACATTTTGAGCCGCCATCAACTCGTCCACGTTGGCAAGCTCCCGCCGTTTCCGTGCGTTATCCATTTCCAGCCCCTCAGCACGCGCTGTAGCCTCTCGCGTCCTCGCCTCCTCTAAGGACATTGCCCCCTCGCTACGAGCTGGCGGAGGGCGAAGCTGGGCGATCTCAAAGATGTCGTAGAGTTTCGCGCCATTGTCCCCATCCTCGTATTTCAGCCCAAGGTGAGAGGCGCGTTTTTCTACCGTCTCGCGATTCGTGCGGAACATGGAGGAGAGCTGCTTGATTGAGAAGCGTTGCATTACCGTCGAGTTCCAGAGTGAGCTTGGGCGCGTTTTGCGATCTTGGCTTCGATGTATTTTCGCATATCAGCGGCCTCCGTTGTCAACGCGGAAGCAATCGCTTTGTCGAGCTTGCTGCCGTGGTCCTGATCAACGCCGAGGATTTGCAAAACTGCCGCCATAAAATCTTTCTTTCCGCCCTCGTTGGCCTTTTTGCCTTTGGCGTTTTCGATTGACGCCACCTTTTTGACGGCGCGGACCTTCCCGCCCAGATCGCTGGCGAGCTTGAGGAAAAGCGATCTGGAATAACCGGCGTGCCTGACGCGGGAGGAATAGATTTGATCGGCGATCTTTTTGTTGCCCTGCCCTCTCACCGCCGCACCGAATTTGGTGATGCCGAACTTCGTTTTCCCGGTTGCGATAGCGTGCCACAAAGAGCTGCCTTTAGGGTGATCGGTGCTAATCTGAGCCTTAACCTCCAGTGCCGACGGCATATTTTTGTTGGCACTGAAGGCGATCCTTACGGCCTTTTCGTTGAGGGCTGTTCCCGTATCCTTTCGAGACTCGACAAGATACTCCTGCAAAGCCTTTGTAAACTCTGCCATTTCCCAATCTGCTTTTATCCGGTCCATGCTTAACTAAACCACGCATCCGCGTGTTCGCCAAGGATCTCCTGCATCTTTGCCGATGCGCTCCTGCCTGGTGGCACGATGTCGCAGCCGCGCTCGAAAAGATCTGCGTTGCGCAACTGCATACCGATGCACAAAGGCAGCTCGTCCATGTAATAAGCCCAACTCTGCCCAGGGAGCTTTGCCGCTACGGTCGAAACGTAGTCAGCATCGCTCCCGATCACTCCCCCACGTTGGAGGTGTCACGGCCACCCGATGGCGATTCGACGGATGCAGAGACGGTCTGGATGTCCTCGCAGATCATGTTGAGCAGTTGCACGGCCTCAATCTCTTCCGCGCCTCCGATTTCGCC